AAGTAACCCTACTCGTAGAAAAGCGTTTCGTTCAAGGCATAATTGTCAATCACCTGGACCAAGAGATAAAGCAAGATACTGGTCATGTAGATTCGGTTGGCCTAGCTCTGGTAAAGGTGCAATAGATAAAACATAAGTTATGAACAAAGAAACATTCAAATCAATTTTACAACCAGAAATGGGTGCAAATAATGTTGCAACAACTGATGATGCTGCACGGATATTATCGGACGCTTATGATTACGCAAACATTGCAAATACTTGTACTTTTTTCGGTTCTATGGTTGCAAGTGGTGATAAAGCAACATTAAAAGATTTGATAAAAAATGGATTTGACTTAAATAGAGCAACTGGTGGTGATGAGGGTTATATATTAATTGCAACTGGCTTTTGTTTGTATTGGATAAAATCTACGTTCACACAATTACCACCAATGCCACCAACAACAGTTCCACTCGCTGGAACAATGGTTTTATTTCCAGGAAATCCAAAAGATTTAGAAAAGGAAATTAAATTAGCTTTTAGTCAAGGTGATTTTAATCTTTTTGTTGATTCTTTATACTCTGCTCTCGTTGGTCATCAGACTACAATAGTAGGTACTTACAATGGACTTGTTCCATCTGTTCCTGCTCCTATAGCAGTAACATTACCTTGGTTGGGCTTACTGAGTGTACCACCACCGTCTGGAAGTGGGTTATCTGGTAGTGCAGCGATTGAGGATGAACTGAAAAGTAAAGCAGGTGAGAAACTTGAAGACTTAAAAAAATTGGTTGAGGATGCAGTTAAAAAAGCAGCAGCGGGTGGAACTAAAGAAACACTAAAAGGAACATTAGATGATGTAATTGGAAAGGTTGGTGAGTTAGGAAAATCAGTTGCAACAAATTCTATAACAGAACCAACAGTTAAATAACCACCAATTGAAACTCTTGGACCAAATAACTTTTCTGGATAAAGCATATTTATCTGTATGAACAACACACAGAAAAATATAACAAAGAAAATAATACGTGAGTATGTGATAAACTATTTAATGGAAGGTAAGAAACCAAAAGGTGGACTTTCCAAATGGTTTAAAGAAAAATGGATTGATATTTCACGTAAAAGCAAAAAAGGTGGGCATCCACCATGTGGTGATTCCGCTGGAAGTAAGTCAAGAAAAGGTGGAAAGAGAGCATATCCAAAATGTGTACCTGCGAGTAAAGCAACATCAATGACTGCAAAACAAAAGAAAAGTGCAGTAACACGTAAAAGAAAATATGGTGCAACTAAACGTGGAAAAGCAAAAATGGTTTCAACTTATACGGAAGGTTAGTTATGGAAATGGATAAAAAAATAGAAATGATATTGAAGGCACTTGCCGTATTTGGTTTGATTGGTGTTATATTATTTATATTCATAGATACAAAAATTGAAGGTGATAATATAAGACAATACACAAAAACAAAAGATAGTTTGGAAGGTGTAATTCAAATGTATCAAGCGGAGTACATAATTCTAAAAGAACACTCTGATAGATTGGATTCCATTATAAAGTCGCAAACCGAGAAGGTAAAATATATTAAGAAAAACTTTTATATATTTAAAACACCAAAGATTAATAATCCAGATTCAGCAACAAAGTACATTCAGAATTTTATAAAAGAGTAAGTTATGAAATATATATTAGTTTTTTTATTTGCAACTGCGGTTATGTTTTCTAAGGAAAAAGAAACTATTAAAAAAATAGATTCTGTTGTTTGCTTCAACAAAATAGAAATTACAATTCTTGCTAATAAAATACAGACATTAAAGGATTCAATTGATTATTTGAAATTAATAGTAAGTGAACAAGACACTTTAATTGATTTTCACAAAACAAAAATTAATTGGTATAATTTAATGCTATCGAATCGCCAAAAAGCATTTGATGCTTGTAGAATTCAATCCGATACACTACAAAGAACTGTGGATGAATTACAACCACGTTGGTATGATAATAAATTATTGTGGTTTATGAGTGGAGCAGCAACGGTGATTTCAATAATATTGGTTACTAAATGAGTGGTATTCCAAAGAATCTTAAAGAAATTGTAAAAGACGAGTATGCAAAATGTGCTAAAAATCCTGCGTACTTTATGAAACGATACGCAAAGATTCAGCATCCAACTCGTGGCAAAATGTTATTTGAATTATACCCATTCCAAGAAGATGTATTACATGAATTTAATGAACACCGTTACAACATTGTACTCAAGTCAAGGCAGTTGGGTATTTCTACGTTAATCGCTGGATATTCGCTTTGGATGATGTTATTTAATAATGACAAAAATATTCTTGTTATTGCTACAAAACAAGATACTGCAAAAAACTTGGTAACTAAAGTTAGAGTTATGTATGATAATTTACCAAGTTGGTTAAAAACAGGAGTTCAAGAAGATAATAAATTATCACTCCGTTTTAATAATGGTTCACAAATTAAAGCAGTATCGGCTGCATCGGACTCTGGACGTTCTGAAGCGTTGTCACTTTTGGTGATAGATGAGGCAGCGTTTATTGAAGAGATTGAACCAATATGGGCTTCCGCACAACAAACTCTTTCAACAGGTGGCTCTGCGATTATAAATTCCACTCCAAATGGTGTTGGTAATTTTTATCATAAAAAATGGGTAGACGCTAAATTAGGTCAGGGTGGATTTAATCCAATAGAATTATTGTGGCAACTCCATCCCGAACGTGATCAAGAATGGCGAGATGAACAAGATATACTACTTGGTCCAAACATGGCTAAGCAAGAATGTGATGGGAACTTCTTAGCTTCTGGACGTGCAGTTGTTGATGGGGAATTGGTACAATGGTATGAGCAAACACACGCAATGGATCCACTTGAAAAACGTGGTGGTGAAGATGCATTATGGATTTGGAAATATCCAGACCCAACGAGAGATTATATTGTAGTTGCTGACGTTGCACGTGGTGACGGAAACGATTACTCCGCATTCCATGTAATTGATGTTGAAAGTTTAGAACAAGTTGCTGAGTATAAAGGTAAGTTGGATACAAAATCTTATGGTAATACATTAGTTTCAATAGCAACTGAATATAATGACGCATTACTTGTTGTTGAAAATGCGAATGTTGGTTGGGCAGCAATTCAACAAATAATTGACAGAAATTATGGAAATCTATATTATACGTACCGTGAAGATGGTTACGTAGACCCATCGGTACAATTACCAAAAGGTTATGACTTAAAATTAAAGCAAAATATGGTTCCTGGATTTACAACGTCATCGAAAACTCGCCCACTCTTAATTTCTAAATTGGAAACATACTTCAGAGAAAGGGGTCCAATAGTTCATTCAAGACGGTTAATTGAAGAATTATATGTATTCATTTGGAATGGACCAAAAGCAGAAGCACAGCGTGGTTATAATGACGATTTAGTAATGTCTTTTGCAATTGGTCTTTGGGTAAGGGACACTGCTATGAAATTAAGAAAAGAAGGTATAGAACAAACTCGTTTAAGTTTGAATTATATTAATAAATCAGCAACTCCACATAAAACATCATATTCTTTCAATGACAACAATAATGGTTGGAGTATGAAAGTAAATAATACAGACGAAGATTTAACTTGGTTAATTAAATAGCGTTTAAGCATTTTTAATCTATATTTATATAAATAATACTATTATAATAGGTGATACATGGCTGAAAAGAAATCATTGTTTGACAGACTTAAAACTCTGTTTTCTACCAATGTTGTTGTAAGAAATGTTGGTGGTAAAAAATTAAAAGTAGTGGATACTGCCCGTTATCAAGCGGATGGTAATCCTCATACTTCAAAAGTTATTGACAGATACGGTCGCCTACACGGTACTCGTGGTACACCTATTTCTGTTTATAATCAGTACAATTCATTTTCAGCAACAAAGATAGACTTATACACCGATTATGAAGCGATGGATACCGATGCAATTATTTCTTCTGCATTGGATATTTACTCAGATGAAAGTACATTGAAAAATGATCAAGGTGATGTTTTAACTATTAGAACCGATAATGATAATATTCGTAAAATTCTTAAAAATCTTTTTTATGATGTATTAAACATAGAATATAACCTTTGGCCTTGGATTCGTAATCTTTGTAAGTACGGAGATTTTTATTTGTATTTGGACGTAAAAGATGAATTGGGTGTAACTAACGTTGTTCCTTTTTCTCCATACGAAATGCAACGTGAAGAAGGAACTGATCCAGAACATATTTATATGACTAAGTTTATATATGAAGGTCCACTTGGAAAGGGTGAATTTCAAAATTATGAAATAGCTCATTTCCGTTTACTCGGTGATACAAATTATCTTCCCTATGGTAAAAGCATGTTAGAAGGTGCTCGTAAACTCTACAAACAATTAATTTTGATGGAAGACGCTATGTTAATCCACCGAATTATGAGAGCTCCTGAAAAAAGAGTATTCAAAGTTGATATTGGGAATATTCCGCCAGCCGAAGTTGACCAATATATGCAAAATATTATGAATCGTATGAAGAAAACTCCAGTTATAAATGAACAGACCGGTGACTATAATCTTAAATTCAATATGCAAAATCTTTTGGAAGATTTCTATCTTCCAGTTCGTGGTGGTCAATCTGGTACTCAAATTGAAACTCTTGCTGGTTTACAGTATCAGGCAATAGAAGATGTTGAATACTTAAAGAGTAAACTATTCGCCGCTCTAAAAGTACCAAAGCCGTTTTTAGGATATGATGAAAGATCAGACGGTAAAGCAACACTTGCTGCATTAGATATTCGTTTTGCAAGAACAATTGAAAGAATACAACGAATAGTTGTTTCAGAACTAACTAAAATTGCGATAGTTCATTTGTATGCACAAGGTTATGAAAATGCAGATTTGGTAAATTTTGAACTTGGTCTTACTGGTCCATCGATAATTTACGAACAAGAAAAAGTAGCTTTAATGAAAGAGAGAGTTGATTTAGCTGGTTCTTTAATAGAAAAGAAATTATTTTCAATGAAATATATTTATTCAAACATATTCAACCTTTCAGAAGATGAAGCTGAATTTGAAAAGAATGAAGTTCTTGAAGATATTAAACACGCTTTCCGTCAGAAACAAATTGAAAGTGAAGGAAACGACCCAGCGGTAACTAAAGAATCGTTTGGTACACCACACGATATTGCAACACTTACAGTCAGAGGCGGTGGTAGAGTGATAAACGATGTAGAAACTCCAGAAGGTGGATGGCCAGGTGCTGGTAGACCTGCTAAAAATCTAAATTATGCAACGGATAATCATCCAATGGGAAGAGATCCAATCGGAAGTAAAGACTTAGGTAGAACATTATCAAGAACAAAAACTATGAGACCAGAGGGTAAATCTGGTTCTTCACTTTCTTTAGAAAATAAAGAACTTGGAAATTTACTTAATAGTATGGCTGGAATTAAAATTAAAACTAAAAAAATAATAGCAGAGAGTCTTAAACCCGCTGTTAAAATAGAAAATGAACCAAATATGCTTGATGAGAATAATTTATTAGATGAATTATGATTTTTGTTATATTTATTTAATGATAATGTACATTAACAGGTATAAGGAAAAATGAAAAAAATTAAACACTCAAAGTTTAAAAATACTGCTATGTTATTTGAATTGCTAACGCGTCAAATAACATCTGATATTATTTCCTCGAATGAGTCCGTAGCAATACAGATTCTAAAAAAGTATTTTAACAAAAATACCGAACTTATAAAAGAATATAAGTTGTACAAGACTTTATGCGATGAGCGTCTTAAATCCGATACAAAAGCAGTTATGCTTATTGAAGCGGTATTAAAAGCAAGACGTGGGTTAAATAGAAAAAAACTAAATGAAGAAAAATATCAACTTATTAAAACTATAAAAGAAAACTTTGATATAGATTCATTTTTCCAAACAAAAGTTCAAAACTATAAACTACTTGCTTCTGTTTATAAAATATTTGAAAATAATGAAATAGATAATCCAGTTGAGTTTACTAAATCACGTATAACAATTTTAGAAACAATTACTTCTAATAGTAAGAAAACAATTGTTAATGAAGAATTTTCTATTAAAAACGAACCAAAAGAAATTAGATTATTAGCGTATGC